GCGTTACCAGCCTTCAGCAAGTACAATCGCGCATCTGCTACCATCTGTTGAATGACGGCGGCGTCCCTACGCTTCATAAAGTACTTGCACTTGAGGTAGTAAGTTAGCGGCCCGTCTGCGTAGATGTAACGCAGTGCCTTGTACCGCTTGAAATCACTCCTCCGAGGTATGACGAATTTGGCCCTGTCTTTGTAGGAGCCTAGAGTAGCTTGGCAACCCTGATCATCAGTCATGGTGTTGCAGCCCGTACTCACCGATACGGGGTGGAAGCTGTTTAGTGGAGCCCTCCACTCTGTCTTTATTGCCTCGAGTATGTTACGTTGGATCGGACCATCCAACTTGGGCAATGGATTCCTCATGTCCGGTGTTACCTCTGTTACCCGCTCTATCTTCTTGTCCTTGATAGCCGCGGCGAGGTTCGTGAGGCTCATAGAGCGAACGACTCTCTCGAGGATAGTGGCGTCCTCTTTGTTTATTGGGTGTCCCTTAGGATTTTTCTCATTCTTGTTAACAAGCATGCGATCAATCTTAGGACGAATTAAGTTTAAGTCCACATTTAATACCTTCGTAAGCCCGTCGCCGGTATCGGCGACCGTGGCGGTGCACTCATCCATAAGCGCCGAGAATTGATTCGACGTTTTGATGAGCTGTGCCTGGAGCTCTTGAGTTGGGACTACACGCTTATCGTCCTTGACCACTACACCCCCGACTAGTGAATGTTTCTCGTGGTTGACGACCAGGGGTCGTCTCTCTATGCCTGCCGCTCTCAACTGGTAATCGACTATGGGGTCTCTGGTTTTTGCGACGTGGTTAATTTCAAGCACTTTGTAGGTCTCTACAAAACGCTTGGCCTCGGCCACAGCTGCCTCTCCCCTCAGTCCCGATTTGTACCAGTGCTTGACCTTGGTAACAAGGCCAGCTTTCTTATCGGCGAGCTTCTTACGTACTTTGTAGGCGTCCCGGTTGAACCGGGCACCATTAAATTCGTAATCACCACTTTTCACTTTGTCGTAATGTTCGTGTGCAGACGCCGCCTTTAGCGGCAATACTTTGTATTCCAACGGCCGTAATGCTAACTCTGTATTAGCTGGCGCAAATCCAATTGGTAGTTGAACTTGCTGTTGAGCCCTAGGCTCGATATTCGCT